TTTGTTGGTCTATGACGTTATTTGCGACTAACATAGCTTTAGCTAGGAATACACTTGGTTCTTCTAGGGCTTCCTGTGCGGTTTCAGGTGTGAGATACATTTTGTGCTTGCGGATCGCCGGAAGGACTTCCGAGGTTACCCAACGTTTGAATTGTTTTGCGGCAGGGAGTTTTGAACGTAATATTAAGGAATACACTCCACTCTCATTGATAAAAGTTAAGCCTCTGTTTGGTATTTCTGCGGGAACGAAGTTAAAAGGAAATACTTCTTTTGGTAGATGATTTTCTAAGGTAACGATTTGTGACCTTTGAATTAGTTGTTTGTCATCTTCGTCTATATGGTCAATTAATGCCTTTTTCGTGTTGTTATAGCCGAGTGCCTCCGCTACATCTTTACCAGCGAACCATGGCTCACCATCTTTCACTATTACCCGCATTTGTCCAAAGGCTTCATTTTGGAATACTTGTAAATTGTTCATATTGTTTATTCCTCCTTAGTGATATTGTCGAACAAACGAATAATTTTCACTTGTCAACGTGTTTAGTATTTGGGGATTAGCTGTCCTCCATGGTGCCCACGAGGAGTCCTCATAGGCACTAGCAAGACAACTATTAATAATTACCTAAGTTACTTTCTATTTGGTCTAATCTTTCTACTATTTCATTAACATCACACTCTGTAAGTGTTCCAATGTTATACATTAATTTAATTAAAGCTTCATAACTTCCGACTTGTTTTTTCAAAGTCTCTAAGTCTTTCATTTGTATATCCTCCTCATTCTTCTTATAACCCGAAGTTCTTTAAGGTCGTGTCCCAGTCGATAGCTAAGGCAGCTAAGACAAGGAACATCATAATTCTGTCAAGAAGTCTCATTGATCGTCAGACCTCCTCCTCAACAATATCTATAATGCTTGTACAGGTTTCTTTTAGGTTCTCACGGTTTAACCTAGGAGCTGCAAGTTGGCTTTGGAGCTTCCTTGCTTCCTCTAAGACATCCCGAAGGGCAGCCGAATAGGAGTCAACCATGCCCTCATGCTCTCTTAAACACGCTTCATAGCCTTGTATTTCCGAAGCGTGCGCTCGGTCTGTGCCTGTCATTTCCTGCGCTACTAGGTCGGCGAATTCATCGCCTAGGGTGTTTCTCATGGTTTCCACTAGGTCAGCATGGCTCATAACCAGTATTGTCTGACCGTCTTTGAGTGTGATTTGTTCAATACTGCTAATCATGTAAACTCCTCCTTATACGCCCCATACTGTCAAATGTAAGATAGCTAGGGTCAAAAGTTCTCCTAAGGTTGTTCCTAAAATTATTTGAACGATCAATTTCATGTCTTGCCCTCCTTATGTTCCTTATGATATAATCTAGGTAAATCAGGGTAGCAGGGTGTGAGCCTGCCCCCTGTCTCTACCTACTTAATGAGCGGTTCGAGACAACAAACTAAGGGTAAGGGCTAACAGGATAACTGCTAGTCCTTTCTGTTTTGTTGTCAAGGTTCTTACGCTCCTTCCTAGAGGCTTACTATCGTTAGCTCTGCTAACTGTTTGTATCCTCTTGGCTAACCTCTAGGAGTTCCTAAAGGTCAGCAACAAGACACAAAAGGCTTTATCTTTCTTCTATTAAGGCTTCCCAATCGCTATAACCCAGCAAGTCTGCGATGGTATCCGTCTCAAACCAGAAGAAATCATTTATATCTGTTTCTGTCGGGGTGTTCATATTAAAACCGCAATCTTCCTCTAAAAATCTCCAAACGGTGCTAAGTTCCTGTTCTGTCAGCATTGCTACTGTATCCCTTGCACCTGCCCAAAATTCAAAGTCTGTGCTGTCTACTTCCTTGTAAATTTTCATGCTTCTGCCTCCTTTAAGGTCTCAAAATGTGCTTTTATACTGCCGTTTATCATTAGAAAACATTTTCTTTCCTTGCAGTTTATTAGGTTAAAAGCCGCCTTTATCATGTTCTGTAATTTAGATGTTGTTCTGCTGTAATAGCAGTTATTAAAAGCATTTCGCCTGTTTTGGTGTTTAAATCTAATATTACTGTTTCGTAGCTTTTTATTATGTAGCGTGTACCTGTAAAGACTGCCGTTGCGGAGCTACCTCGAAAGTCTCGGAGTTGCTCCAGTTTTGACTGCATGGCTCTGTAAGGTGTGTAAGTGTTGTTAGTTGTCATTTTTTGTTCCTCCTTTTGATTTTGTTTCAATAAGATTTTTCTTGTTGGTTATAAGATAACACTTATTTTTCTGTTTGTCAACAAGTTTTTTCTTATTTTCAAAAAAGATTTTATTGTTGACAACATTGTTTTAAGACTATATAATGAAGAAAAGAAAGAAAAAAGAAAGGAGATACATATAATGGAAAAAGAAGAATTTATTAAAGATTGGAAAAAGTTCCTTATTGAAATAGGAAAAAGTGAAACAATCCTTGCAAAAGAATTAGGAACAACACAGTCCAACCTAAACCAAAAAACAAGTAAAGGTACAATCCGGTACCTAGAGCTTTCTAATATTGTAGAAAAATATGGTTACTCCATAAAAATTCATAAAGGGGATACAGAAAAATGACTACAAAGAAAACGACCACAGCACGAAACGCAAAGCCTGCTTTTGTATGGGATGAAGAAACTTTAATAGGTTCTTTAATGAGTTCAGAAAAACAAAAAGTTTCTGTTTATCTATGCAAGAAAGATACAAAAGGGTACATTTCAGTCGTAAAGGCTGTAAAACTTAAAACAGGCTTTAAACCTACGAAAGGGTTTGCAATTCCCTACCACTCAGCACAACAAATTTCTGCTTTAATAAATAGAGCATTTAATGAAGGACAGAAAATGAATTATAGTTCTGAATGGGAATCAGAAAGTAAAGCAGTAGAAGATGAAGAAGCAAAACTAAGTTCTGATGTGATTATTTATTTGTAATAGAAAGAAAACAGACAACAAATAAAATCAAAAGACACCTTGAAGGTATCCAAAAGGACGCTTTCAAGGTGTCTTTATTTATGCTATAATGATTTTGTGAGGTGTTTAATGATGAATAGTAACCGACTAAAATTATACTTTTATTTAATATTTGTTATATTTGTATTCTTTTCATTTATTATTGTTCCAAAAGAACAGAGCAGGGTGAATTCAAAGAAGCCTATTATTGTGGATTATGTATTGTTTTCAGATGATAAAACTAAAGAAGTTAAAACAATACCATACTATGAAAACGAAAATATTTCGTTTGATGAGTGGTTAGCAAAACATAAAATTTCTGCTAAATTAGTCCCAGAAAGTTTTACTTTTGATAAATACTTAGAAAGCCGAAACGAGATAAAATATAAACAGAAAATAATTTATAAGCCTTATTACAAGACAAGATATGATTTAATAGCACGTAATATAATATTGTTTGGTTCTTTATTAGCTGGTATTTTTATAAGTATACGACTACGGCAGACAAGACAATAAAACCAGTAGTAACCTTTAGGAATTCCTAGAGGTTATTTTTTTTATCCTCTAAAATACTGTTCCTCACTTATGTGGAACAATTAAGAATATCTTTGTGACAATTAAAAAAAATCAATCGTTCCATATTAGTGAGAGAAGGTTATTATTTGTTGACCATTGGAAGCTAGAGGATATCACAAGGATACCTAAAGGATTGCCGACAAAACAGATAAAATTGGAGAAAGAAACACAAGAGGGACAAAAACGTTCCCACTACTATGAAATCTTTGTGAACAATTTTAGTACCAGCTACTAATTTTTGAAAAAATAAACAGAGGTTCTCTGGTTGTAGTGTCGCAGATAGTGACTTATAATGTAGGAAACCCTTGGTATCCCTTGGTTCTCCTGTGGTATCCTCTATAATCCATAGTTATGTACTAGGTTGCTAGGGTGTGCCTGTGTAATCCTGTGTAATCCTGTGGTGTTCCTGTGATGGAGGCGGCAGGAGCTAAATGTTTGTCTATGGTTACCCGCTTGGTCGCTAGGTCGTGCCTGCTTGCACGCACGCACACGCCCGCACGCATGTTTTATATATAATGGAAGGGAAGCGGCCACCGGGGGGGAGCAGCGGAGCACCACCAACACATAATACCCTCTCACATTTTTTTGGTAATTTTTACCTTTAAAGGAGGCATTGGTTATGACAAGACGACCAAAAGGTGATGGGAGTATCACTGAGTTACCCAATGGTAAGTTCAGAGTAAGAATAGAAATTCGCCCGGATGGAGGCGACAAAAGGAAATGGGTATCAAAGACGGTAGGTAGTATATCGGAAGCCCGTAGTGTCCTTAAGGAACTCGAACGACAAAAGGCTGACAACAAGCTAATAGCGGCTAAGAAGGAAAACTTCAAGGACATTGTTGAGATGTACCTTAAGGAACTGGAGGAAAGCGGAGAAGTCAAAGAGACGACCCAATGGGGCTACAAGATGTTTCTGTCTAAGTGGCTGCCTTATTTAGAGGCTATGCCTGTTCAGAAGATAACTTCAAGAACCCTTGATAAGATAATGCAGGACTGGAAGACACAATATGGTGTCAATTCTATCTTATCGTATCGTAGGGCGTTGAGCTGCCTGTTTACTTTCGCTATTAAGAAGAAGCTGATAAGCAGAAGCCCTCTAAAGGACATCAAGAGGATTAAGAATGTGTCAACAAAGAAGTATCTGGAGATTATTAGTCCAGAGGAACATGAGCAGATCAAAAGGATTACCTATGGTGACTTTAAGAGTTTCTTAGAGACCGGAAAGGCAACGTCAAAGACCATGATGTTTCCTATTTATATGCTTGCTTATGAGACCGGAATGAGGCGAGGAGAAATAGCTGCCTTGAAGTGGAGTAGTGTCGATTTCAAGCAGAACACTATCTTCGTGGAATCCAATATGGTTCATGTGGCAGGTAAAGGAACCTTCGAGACGACACCAAAGACTGAATCATCTGTGAGACCTATTCTTGTCTCTGAGTCACTATTGGAGCTGCTAAGGACTATTAAGGATACCTACGAGAAGTTCAACATAAAGGCGACTTACCTTTTTGTCGGACAGAAGCATACCTGTATAATACCTTCGCAGATTGGAGATAACTTTAAGGAGATAAAAGAGAAAGCAGGTATAACAAGACCTCTGACTTTCCACGACATTCGGCACACAAATGCCACTATCCTTTTGACAAAGGGCTTTAACACCAAGGTCATATCCACACGATTAGGACACTCAAATATAGCCATAACCCTAGATACTTACAGCCATGTGCTTAATGCTACCATGCAGTCGGCAGTAGGTTTTCTGGAGGAACAATCGGGTCACTATTCGGTCACTATGGGTAGTTAA